AGTGACACCAAACATGGCATCTGCTTCAGTTTTAAATAAGAATATCCTCTTTGGATTAATAACCTTAATGAAATAAGGTGCACCATTAACTAAAAATTCAGTAACAACATTACTAACTTCTTTAAATTTAGTAATTCCTACAGAATCTTGTCCATTACTATTATAAAAAACTTTTTGACCATCAACAAGATTATGATCAGATTTGAAGGTTATTGTCTCTTCTTGTATATCTAAACCACCTGAGAAAAATATATCTCTACTATCAAATTGAATTTCTCTAAATCTTGGACCAGTTATTGGTTCCAATAAACAATCCCTACCATTACCACCAGTCAAACTTACAGATAAAACCTTATCAATATCAAATTCTTGAGCATCTACAATAATTTCTTTAACAGATCCTTTAATAATTGGTTCGGCATAAGCATTTGTACCATTAGAATTTAAAGGTTCTTCTATCGATAATCTTGGTGGATTAACAATATCATATTCAATACCACTATTATACACATCAATAGAGGTCAAAGGACCATATGACATGCTTTCATTTGCTATAGTTGATCTTATCTGTACACCATCTATTAAAATACCAACGTCATTTATTGGTATATCTTTCTCTGTACTAACACTTAAATCCTGAGATAGTGGAAATTTTCTTAAAATTCTGTTCTCATATAATTGTCTTTGATAATGATCTTTAAGAATGAAACTATGAACATGTGTACCACCTGCTCCAACTGGATCATTCCAAGTTACACTACTAGCACTACCAACAGCACTAATGGAGTTATATAAACTTATAGTTTTTCTATCAGAACCTTCAGCAATACTTACATAATAAGTTTCACCATCATCTAAACCATTAAATGGAATTCCACCATTACCTGCAGAATCTCTTACCTGATAGATAACATCATTACCTGTAATAAACTTTGTTGGAGTTGCTAATTTAAACGCACTAAAGTCATATTCTAATCCACTAATAGGATCTATTTGAGTAGCATTAGTAGAAGCAGTACCAACCTGATCATCTTGAATATTTGATATTCCACTTAATGGATAATGAAGTTCTGATACAAACTGTTCTAATTTAAGTGTACGACTTGGTAATGAGTTAGAAGCAACATATCCATCCTTATTACCATCCACATAAACGTTTAATATATCTGAGATAACATCACTATTTGATGCTCCAATACCAATTGAAGTTCCAGGTGTTGTTACTGAATTAGTAGTTTTTACTTTATTTAAATTTCTTCTTAAATCATAATGAGCACCTGAGTTTGGTTCTCCAGAAATAAATTGAAGTCCATCTAAAGTAATTACATTAGAAGAATCAACTCTCTTAACAATACCACCACCAACTATTGACATGGTGTTTCTTCTTAAGAAACTAATATTATCTCCTACTTTCAAACTTGATTTGTCAATAGTACTTAATAGAGTAAATGATGTTTGTCCAGATTGAATACTAGCAACTTGATATCTAGAACTAGTATTGTAAATCCAACTATTAGCAAAAACTTCCTTATACGATTGAGTAGTCTCTGGTGTGTTTAGTATAACTTCACCAACATTCTGTATAGAAATTTCTTCAAGTTCAGAAACTAATGATATATCTTCACTAGGAACAAATTTAGATATAACACCAGTGATTCTTAATTCGCATTTTTTGGATACATCTCCATTTTCATATCCAAAAATATTATCACTAGTTCTTATACCATTTCCTTGATCAATAGCAACAGTAACACCAGAACAACCAAAGAACTGATTTATAGATTTGTTGGTATAAGTAATAATATTACTTTGATTCTCAGCAATAAGAGATCCTGTATTCTCAAATCCAATAGTAGAATCTACAGATATAATAGAAGATCCAATTGAAACTGATTCTAAAACTTTAGATTTAGATTGAATATTGAATGTTCCTTGTATTGTGTCTCTATCATCAAACCCAACAAATAGAGATAGTTGATAATATACTTTACCTTCTCTTGTTATAATTTCAACTTCAGATACAGAAGCATTAGTCTGTAGATCTGATGATTTGAATATTGTTTGTCCTATTAAATTGTATGGATCACCAGAAATTGCTTCAACAACAACAATTTCTCTACGAATAAATTCAGCACTTGATGGTTTTATTAAACGTTCTTCAAGATCTAATACCTTTGCTTCAACTCCATATAGCAATTTAAATAATATTAATATAGATTCTTGAATACCTTTCGATTGGTAGAAAGATCTAGCATTCTTTAAAAAATTACCTACATCAATACCAGGAGCAAAATCTTCATCCTCTAAACCAGGTAAAAAGGTCTTTTTAATTTTTTTATAAAATTCCTGTAAGAATAATACACTAAGATTGGTAACTGTAGAACTTATAACATGACTAGAAGCACTACTATCCTCAAAAATTAGAGATTCACTATTAACATCAAGCAATGAAGATGATATACCTACATTATATCCAGTTACACCACTAAATCCACGGATACATCCAGTAAAGGTGGTATCAGTTTTTTCCGTATATGTGATTATTTCATCATTTATCTTTAATAAACCATAAGATTTAGGAAATCCTTTGGTTGTAGGAACAGTTATAGTTGTATCTGTACTGTTAATACTCGCAGATAATAAAGTTTTTCCAATAATAACTTCAGGAACTAAATTATCAACTTTTAAATATCTATCAAGATTGTTGATCAAATCAAGAGAACCACCTTGATATTCATCAGAAAGATAATATTGTTGTAAAAAATCTGTAGTTAATGGGAAATCAGATACCACAAATTCTGGTAGCTGACTCTCAACTATTTTATTTACTTGTACCCTTTTATCAAATTCCAGACTCATTCGTTATTTCCTCTCGATTGCTCCATTTGAGTAACTAGATGTATAGTAATCTCTTGAAAATACAACTCCTGAAACATCTTCACCTGATGCGATTACGTCTTTAACCATATTTATCCTACTATTTGAAACGTCAAAACTTAAGTATAAATCCTTCAAACCAATTACATCATTAGACTCTGGGAACGCTTGTATCTCAATTAGATCATTAGCAGCGACTGTAGATGTAATATTAACAGTATTGATAATAATCTCACCTTTTTTATAATCAATTGTACCAACATCTTTTGCTACAATTTTCATTTCATTCTTATCATCCTTAGATACAATACATATGACACCTTTTTTACTTCCATCTAAATCACCTATGGCATTTTTATTTGGAATATCTGTTAGAAAAACAGTTTTAGCGTAACCAGAAATATTGAATCCAGTGCTCTTAATATTAAATCCTGCTTGATTGATGTAGAAACGGTTTCCAAAGCATAATTCATATTGAGCAAATTGATTAGTCAATACCTTCATGTCTCTTCTAATCACCACTTTTGTGATATTTGAAGTAATGGCATTGTTAGTTCTATCAATAAGTTGATTTATCTTACTGTATTTGAATCTACCACCAAACTTGTTTATTTCAACATTACTACCATAATTTTGAAGATTTTGAATAATCTGAGTTCTTAAAGCATTCGCATTACTAAACTGAGATGTATTAAAATAAACAGTTGAATCTATTTCAACATATAGCATCTTGAGGTCAACTATTTCTGAGTTTATACCAGCGATAGCGTAACTTTTCAAATTGTTCTTGATTTGCTGCTTATCAAAATCAGAAACAAAAGTACCATTTTTAGGTTTGATACTTATCTGAACTTTACCAAATTGTGGTGGATCTAATTCTTCACCACCAACGACAGCAACTGATTCTGTCATGGGGTATATTGTTTGTATTATTGCCTCATAATCTCTTGGAGTAACCGCCCTGTACTGTGCGGAATACAGTCTAGGAGCCAAATACTTGATTGATGATAAATCTTCGTTCTCAGCACCGTTTGAGGCACGATTAACGGTAGTTATTGTTACTGTATTTGATGGTTTTACTGGTACAAAAGATTCAACACCAGTATTACTAACCTTTTTAGTATCAAAGGTTCCTTGGAACTCAAATAAACCAGTTGTTCCTGCTTTTCCACCTGCACCATTTCCTTCTGGACCATCAGTTACAATATAACGTACTCTAATCTCATCACCAGTTTCTAATTTTTGACCAAAGAAACCATCCCCAAATAAAACTTCAACTTTTTCATCTTGAACTTCTTGAATTAGATAAATTTTTGAATCTTTGCCCAAATTTAAGATATTATCAACTTTTTTCCATTCTTCACCAAAAACATTTGCCGCATTGGTCTTTTTAACGAATACTGATATTGTTGAGGTGTCAATATTAGCGTTATCTAAGATAAATCTTTGATCTTGAGCAGTATTTACCAGAAAGGTTGATTCTAAAGTTGTTCCTTGTAAAACATGAATAGGATCTTCAGTAGATCCGAAGGTTGCCACTCTTTTTCCAGTACCTGTTGTATGTACAAGTGCTGTAATTGCTCTTGATATTGAAAATCTAAAAATTGATTCGTTTGAAGCACCTACACAGACTATTCCTGGTTTTAAAATCAATTGATTTATATCATTTGAGGTATCTGTAATCTCAACATCAAAAGAAATAGATGCTCTTGCTGCTGTTCTGGATCTAGGCACATATCCAATGTTACGTGCTAGTGATATTACATTCTCTCTTACAGTTGCAGAATCTAAAAATGACTCATTTGCCACTAAATTAGCATTAAATGAGTTAATATACGTATTATATGCTAAAGTATCAATTAAAACTGAGAAATTTGAACCTTCAAAGTCAAAATCCGTAAAATTTGAGTTTGATTTAAGGTGATTTCTTATTTGAGTCTTAATTTGATCAAAATCTAAATTAGTAAATTGGGTAAATGGCATTATTTTATCTAGTAGGTTCCAATATGAATGTAAATTGTTGACGAGGACGTTCTAATCCAACAATATCAAAAAAGATTGTTACTTCAAACGCATTTAAATCGGGTTTTCCATTAACAATAGTCTTTACATTACCTACTCTTGGTTCAAAGTTCTCAATTGTAGTTGTAATTTGATCTCTGATGACTATACTTGTTGATTGTGTATAGTTTTCAAATAATGACCCTCGTATATTAGTACCTAAAAGAGCGTTAAAGAACCTTTCTCTAGGTATTGTTTCAACTAAATTCCTAACTGACCTAGCAATAGCACGTTCATTCATCAAGACAGGCATGTCTTTTGTTATAGGATGTGGTTTAAATGACAAACTAATGTCTTTAAATCCTCTAGATGTACGTACCGTAGCCATTAAGGGTGGAATCTATAGTATTTCCTCCCTTTATTTATACCTATTCTCGAAAACTAAAAGAATTTGATGGAAATTCTTCAATCCAACCATTCATTATATACTTATCACCATCTAAAGGTGGATTTCCACGGTGGGTATGTGTCCAACCAGCAGGAAAAATGATGAATTTACCTGCTTTAGGAGTTATTCTACAACTTTGATATAAAAATTCTGTTTCTCCACCTTTAAATCCGTCATTTAAGTACATTAGAATTACTAATTTGCGATACGGATCACTTGCTTCACTATCGTGATGCCATGTATGATACCCTTCACATGGTGATGTCTTTTGTAATTTACAATATTTGTACTCAAATTGTCTTGTTTTTAGTATTTCATACGTTTCCATGTAGTGACGTAGTGCTCCCATCACTATTTGATGCCATTCTTGAGCAATTGGCACTGTATTATGGTAAATATTAATCTCTTCATGTAGTATTTTATTCATGAATAATTGATCATCCTTCACTACACCCGTATTTCTTCTGGAAACCATTCCAGCATTAACAGATCTCATATTATCAAAGAACGTAATAAATTTATTACAGTCAAAATTACATTGATATTCTGATATAAAGTTATTATGATTTACATGATCGGTAATAGTTGGTTCAGTCATCCTATTTCATATTCTTGAGTAGTTTTAAATTCTTCAATCCATCCAGTAGCAATATACTTTATTCCTTCTAAGGGTGGATTTCCACGGTGGGTATGTGTCCAACCAGCAGGAAATATAACTAACTTTCCTTTTTCTGGTTTAATGCGAGTAGAATGATATAAAAATTCTGTTTCTCCACCTTCAAAATTATCGTTTAGATAGAGTATCGTTACAAACTTACGATTAGGGTCTATTGGATCTCTATCATGATGCCATGAATGAAAACCTTGGCATGGGGCAGTCTTTTGTATTTTACAACTTATATTCTCAAGTCTAGTATTACTTAAAGAATATTGATTCATATACTCAGTAAGACAATCGTTATTTACATTCACCCATTTAGATAAAATAAAATTGGTGTATGAAGTAAGAGATTCGATACCCAATACTTCATCAGCACCAATTAGTTCATGTAAAAATGATTGTTCGTCCTTTACAGTTCCTTGACTTCTAGGACTCTTTATAGCAATGTTTTCATGAAATTCAATAAAATCATCACAATTTATATCAGTGTAAAACTCCGATATAAAGTTATCATTCACTTACCTTGCCCTCTAGTTCTTTTCTTTGCCCTATTACGAGAAGTAGAAGCGTACTTTGTATGCTTACCATTTCCTTGACGAGTTTTTTTCGGTTTTGCTTCTACTGTTTCAACACCGTTAGCATTAAACATTTTTGCCATAATTAATCTTCAATAAATTCAGTTTTAATATGAGAAGGATCTGGTGTTCCATCAATATAGAAGTCCTGTGCCAAATCCTCCATAGTGTTAAAATATTCATCTTGAGAGAGATTTTCATGAACAATCTTACCATCAATTAGAATATTATAACGAGTCATTAGATTACCCTTGTCTTCTCATGACCGACTCGAACTCTTGGATCACACCAGATCTCAAACCCTGCTTCCTTCGCATCTAGGCAGAATGAAACATCCTCTCCGCACATATCTTGTACTTCACCCGATTCAAAGATTTGCATCTTTGGAGCAAACCAAGGATAAGGCATACCTTCATGTTCAAAGACACCATTCTTAATTAATAACCATCCAAACCCTGTGTAATCCACAGTAAATGGTTTCTTTCTTTTCGAGATGCTTTCGACGGTTTCGTGATTCATCACTCCTCCATTGGTGCGGAAATCATCCTCTTCGAGCCAATGTGCTACCGAGGTGGTTTTGCCGTCTTCTGTACAATACCAACCACCAGCAAGATCCTGATCCATTAGAACTAATTGCCAGAACTTCTCAGTGTTGAAAACAATATCACTATCAATCCATAACTGATAATCATATTGTAACTTACCGTCCCAAGGTTTCTGATCTGGTCCTCTTAATACATTCGCTCCAAGGCACTTACACCGAGCGAAGTTGACCATAGAGGAATAATCCTGAGAGATCTGTATCGAAGCCTGTGCCTGTACAAGATCGAAGCATAACTGTACAAAACTTTTTAAAAATTGATATGAAACTCCACGACCTGGTAGACAGAATACTACTGTCTTACCTTTAATGAGTTCTTTTGCTTTATCATAATCCCACTCTGCTTCTTTTTTTACCACAGGGGATTTCGCTTTAACTGTAAATCCTTTAGACATAACCTACGTAATGTTATAACCATATTATATCTCATTATGTAGTCTAAGTCAACTTACTTATAGGTTACGGATATCAACATCCTATACTTTGTATCAGTAGGTGTTGAGCTACTGTGTTTAACTGAACCGTCAAAAAGCAACAACCGATTTTTTATACTTTCAACCCTCTCACCTGTTTCAAATTCAGTAAATCCATTATTAGTATTCATATAGAGTAATGCTGTAGTACATGATTCATCCATGTCTACATGCCTAGAATGTATAATTTGCTTTCCTTGATTTACATACATCAATACTCTTGATCTGTGTAAACACTTAATATCTAATCCTCTCAGAAAAGGTAAGAAGTACTGATGGGTACTTGGATTTACAACATCCATATAATCATACATGGGATGTACAAAATAATAATTGTTTATATCTTCTTCTTCTTGATCAGTCTCTGCAGCGACATTTCTCTGAAAATTCCATTGCCACATTGTTTGATTTGTCATCATCCCATATAGATGATTAAAATATTCTTCTTCTAAGTAGTCTTCAATAACTTGCATCTTCTGCTATACCATTATCAAGTTCAATTTGTTCATAAGTTAATTCATCTCTAAAATATGACTGATATATTCTTCCCCATATAATATTAAATTCATACTCATCAAGATCTTTGAAGAGACACTCTCCTCTTAGATATATGTGATATGTACTAATCCTCTGATTCTGTAATGATGAGTTCATCGCCATCTGTTTTAAAGGTTACTTCTGTGTCTTCGTACCAACCTTGATCATTTATAACCCACTCTGGTATTCTTAGTAGGTATTCTCCTGTTGCGGTATCAATCTCTATGGGGCGTTTTTGATTTGGGATATTTTTTTGCATACTGTGGATATGATTTTTCCATTATATATCACTTTTGAATTATTCGCAAGTCAACCCTGTGGGGATTTTTTAACAGCGAAAAAAAATTTGAAGTTTCATGGAATATTGTTCTCGCTTTCGTAACACTTTGTAGGTTAGGGTAGTTATCGGTTTTTAAACGGGGGGGCGGACCGCCCGACCCCCTGCCAAATCACGAACCCACGAATGGTGTGCCACCTCACCAACTGGCATACGTCTACTTTTGTGAGACGTACTCCTGCTGTTTTGGGACTGCCACGCCATAACGCCCACCTGTTCGGGTTGCCCATTTGTGTACTGCTTTGCCGTGTGCCACTGGTAGTTTTGTCACATGGTAGGTCTTACCGTTTAGCGAAATTGTTCTTTTTTTCATTTTTTTGGGATTTAGGGAAAAGGACACGAAAAAAGACAGGCACTAATGCCTGTCTGATACGTTATAATACGAAGGGGTAGGAGGGGCAGGACGTAGACCAGCACGAACCTGATCTGCTTCGTATGCCTCTAGCAACTCCTTTGCTACCATGCTCTTACAGAACTGAACCATATTAGGGGAGCAGTAGTAACCGTTGCCTGTGATGTGTGTTTTGTTTGTCATGTGCTTATATTAGGATGGGAAAGGGGTATTGTCTACCCCCTGAGTGGACAGTTTGCCTACTGTCCATTTCTGTACGAACCCATCAGGCACTTTCCATACCAGACTTCAGCGTATCCGTACTCTTCGGAAAGGTCTAAGCATAAACCCCAACAGTCGTCTAATCTCTTTTTAATTGAATTTTCAAAAGGAGCAGAAGGACAAACTACGGTATAGTGAAAAGCGTGTACCATGTCGGGAACTGGGGAAGTGGAAATAAGATTGTTCATATAATCAGTATAGCAAAAAAAGACCCCTGTGAAGGGGTCAAATCTTAAGAAATTCAGGAGACTACTTTGTCCCATGTTTTGTCGAAGAGGTCGGGATCTGAATCCTGTTCGTTCTCTGCGTCGTCATGATAGAGATCTAAAGAGGCAACGGTTGAGAAGAGGTCAGAGAT